TAAAAATATAATTTAAATTATCATAACAATAATTAATATACGCATCCATAAAATATTGCAATGTTTCTCGCATATCATCATTATGTATTTCTATAATGATATTACGTTGTTCATCAACATCTATTTCTAATGCATCAGCTTTTAACTTAGAATATGCCTTTTGATTTTCAGCAATTAAATAATTAAATGAAGTTCTAGTATAATATGAATACGCTTTACCAGCTTCTGGATTAAATTTATTCAATCGTTCTGTTAGATAGGTAACAAGGTCTGTTTGTAAATCAGTAAATGATGAATCAATATATGTTGGTTTAATTTTATTAATTAGATTCTCAGCCATTTTCATGAACGCTGGATAAATAAACCGACGATATATTTTTTCTCGTAACGCCGGCTGTTCTGCAGTTCGATTATATGCAGCAATTGCAAAGTCTGTTACTTTTGTAAAATAAACATTAGATTTTTTCTTCTTCGGCGCCATTAAATTCTTCTTTTAATTCTTCAATTACTTGTTTTAATAAACTAAATGTTGTTCCTGCTTCGTCATCTTTCTCAAAGGCACCTATACGGTCAATTTGTTGCATTGCTTCATATGTTTTAACAATTTGTTCATACATATAACGATTTGTATTTTCTAAATTAGAAATATACCCAATAAACCCATCTACTTCATCTTGTTGATCTGCTAGTACTCCAGCTAAAAACCATGTTCTATATCCTAGATATGTTATACCTGCAGATAATAGTAAAATAATAATACTAAATGCAATCATTTTTTATTCCTGATTAAATGCATTAAAAATATCTGTTAATGTTTTTTCGACATCTGGATTATTTTCTGCAAGATTTTTTAAACCATTACTTTTTGTCATTTTGCTTTTTTCTGCAATTGGTTTAAGTGTAGCATTATCTTTATTTCTCCAACGCTCAAATTCAATTTGTGCAGCCATATGATCACCGTGATGCAAAACAATAGGTAAATTTGTTTTTAATTTAGCTTGTGCTGATCGAGCTATGAAATAAGGTTTATTTGCATCATCATACATTCCATCATGAATCTTAATTGCTTGATATTCAGTCCAAGACATTTTGACATCATATTGTTGAAGCAACCAAATTGATAAATCTGGTACCATAGTAAATGGAATATTTTCGTTGTGTTTATACATCTTATTTTGATTCTTACGATGCCAATCAGATGTTTCAACTTGATAAACTTCATTACCATCGCCCGGAAATCCTACTTTACCTAAATCATGATGCATGGCAGCAAAACGAAGTTCTTCAATAGTATATCCAGACATATCTGCACCCATTTCAGACCAAGATTCATAAAGTTTCTCAGTGCAAGCAATAACTCGAAGTACGTGGTCAACATAGCCTCCGGCAAATGCATTATGAAAATGTGCTATTGAAGATGCTGGCATCAATACCATTCTATCTTCGAAGTCATCATACATTCTATTTAATGCATCTTTACGTGTCGGAAAATAATCATTTACCGCTTGGCGATACGCTTCCCAATTTGATTTAATTTTTTCTGCTTCTAACATAAATCTATTATAAGAAATTATTTACGAATTTCCAAATGTTTGCCTGCAACCAACTTTGAAGTACATTCAAAACAGGTTATTGCAGTTGCATTGTTATCAACTCGTTGACAAATATTATCGCAATATTTACATTGCATTTTCTTGTAACCGCGCGGTACACGACTATTTTTTATATTTTTTCGCTCTTTCATCTCGTAACTTATTCCAATATGATAATATTTTTGGTTTAGAATTTTCCTCAGTAGTTTCTTCTATGTCTTCTTGTACATCTACATATTTTTTGTTTTTTGTTGTTTGAATTGAAAATTCTTTATTTGCTGAAATTAATAATAAAATAGCTAATGGATCAAAAACAATAATTAATGCAATAATCAACCAATTTACAATTATATCCATTTCTGTTCCTAATATTTTAGCAATATATTTTAATGGACCTATTTCAGCTGATACCGTATTTGTAGTTTGCAATTTAGTAATTTGCATTTCTAAAGCAGTAACCGAATCGGATAACATGGATTCTTGTTTTATTATATCATCTAAACGATTTATAGAAAATTGTATTTGTGTTTCATACGATTTTCTATTAGCACTCGATGATGTAGTAATTAAATTGCCATTTTTATCAACGCGCTGCTGTTGATTGGATGATAAGGCTGATGTTAATGTTTGAATATTAGTATTAACTATATTTTTATCAACAATGATATTATTTAATTGTGTTTGATATCTAGATCGTTTAGATTCGATATTTTTAATGGTAGTCTCTAAATTATTTAACTTATATGCCGTATCTTGATATGCTGATACTAAAAAACCATAAATACCTAATGATGTTATGCACATTAAAATAATTACAGAACTAGTTAAATAAAATTTTATTGATTTAGATATAGTATCCCACGCACGATGTAAGTATGATGCTGTTATAAGTTTAGACGCTTCTAAAGTCCCAGCAAGTATCGATACTGCTAAAAATTGTGATGAAAATAATCTACTTAAGCCAAATACACTATAATATGCTGCACTAAATGCTAAACTTAAAGATGTAATTAACAATACATACGGAAAATAACGTTTCATTATCCTCTATCGATATAATATTTTGCTGATTCTAATTTTTTCAATGCTCTAGATAAATTATCTAATGTTGATTGTTTATCAATTTTACCTTCTGTAATTGCTTTACCAACAACCCGAATAATTTCATGTGCGTCTGTAATATCATCCGTAATCTTTTCTCGAAATTTATATTCCGCTTTCATAGTAACCTTTATTAAAATTTTAATTATTAATATTATATATAATAAATATATTATTCTAAAATTAATGCTGTATTTTGACAATACTCTAAATTTAAATTGCACCAAGACAATTCTTTAGCCTTAGCTTCAACCTCAATATCTAAATCGAATACGCCATATGTGTTGGGAGTAGTTGTAATATAATCAGCATGAGCTTGCTCCTTGATCTTAGTAAACTCTTTGTATTGTTTATGGAAGGTAGGCCACTTCGGCAAATCTTCTAAAGAAATGCCATGATGATCAAACATACGCTCAATAAGAAGTTGTTGTTCGCGTCGACGAGATTCACTGTAATGAGTGCATTGAGTAACGCCATGGAACTCCCACGTTTCTCGAGCCATAAAGAATGCTTCTTCTTCGGATAAGTCACCGGTATTGAAAGTGTGATGCCAATAATCAAATGTAACTGGAATACCTTCGGATGCATACAATGTCTTGTACAATTCGCGAACTGAATACATAGATGCCTTATCATCATTCTCAATAACTAAACGAGCCTTAACGTTATCAGATAAACGATCATAGTTACGCAACCAACGGTCGATAGTGCCAGGCTTATCACCATATGTAGCACCAATATGAATATTGATAAGATTCTCGAAGCTAGGTGCAAAGCCCATAAGGTCAAAAAGCTCAGCGTGTCGTTCGAGACCAATAATAGAATTGTTAACAACTACATCATCAGGACTACCTAAGATATGAAATGGACCAGGATGCGTTGTAATGCGATGACCATGTGCTAAAGCATAATCACCTGCAGCACGTAAATGTCGTGAAATCTCATCAATACCTGGTAAATCTTCTAGACGATAATGATTCCAACGAGGAAAGAGCTCGCTACCAACTCGGAATAAACGAATACCTTGCGACTCATTCCATTGCAGAATAGTTAACAAATCCTTGGCATTTGCCAAAGCAATGTCAGATGCAAGCTGTAAACCGCCGAGCTTGAATTTGCGGTCAATCATTGCACGTCCGGTACGAATGCCTTGGGACGATAGTTGTTGATTGATACAACAATAACCATAACGTATCATAGGATTTTTTTATATTATATGAAAAATTTTGCGTAATTCAAAGTAATGATGTTTTTTCTTGTCAAGATATTTATTTAAAAATAAGTAACCGTTAAGGAATAAATGAAACATATTTTAGCAGAAAATTTACGTAGATTTAAAGTAAAAAATTTACAAGAACAACCAGATCCGAATAACGGAACTACATTAGCAGCGCCAGCTGGATCTACTGAAGTAAAGTCATATAAAGTAGTACAAGATGATACATTATGGTCAATTGCTACTAAATGGATGCAACAATATGCACAAGTTACAAACCCAACAGACAAACAAATTATGAATTTTGTAAAACAAATTGTTAAATCTACAAATTCATTAAAAAGTCTTAATGTTGATATGCCAGGGGCAGATACGGAAATTAAAAATCCAAACTTAATTAAACCGGGTATGACTTTTTATTTACCTATAGATAAAAATGAAATATTAAAAGTATATCCATGATATTTTTAAAAAAATTATTGTTAGAAACAACATATAATAAACGTTTACTTACTGAACAAACGACAACTTATGAATTTAAGGATAGTTTTCCAGATAATATCGTATTGCCAATTAATCCAAAACAATTAAATATAACATCATTTGATAAAATAACAGCAATTAGTCAATTAACTCCTAATTTGCAAAATTTTATCAATACGTTAAAATCTGCAATTATAGCTAAAAAATTAGTTAAAGGTGCTATTACGATATCGGCATCAGCTGATGGCAGCACTCCGGCTACAAAACAAATTCCAGGAGATGGAACCAATTGGAATCAAGCTCAAGTAGATTTTTCATATTCAAATGGTGCTACGGTTTCAAATCAAACATTAGCAGATCGTAGAGCTCAAGGTATTGAATATATCATTAAAAAATTCGTAAAGCTACCTGCTGAAGTTACTATCACAAAAACAGGTAATGGTGCTGGTACTGCTAAAATGGTAACTGTTGTGGTTCCTATAACTACATATAATGCACAAACTCCTAAAACTAATATCACAAATCCAAAAACTAAAAAAGTAGAAGTATTTGATTTAGCTGCAACGAAATATACAGTTCCATCATATACCGATGTTAAAATACCAATTGCAAAATGTAATGGTAATTTAGAAGCCAATGGATTATCAGGTAATCCTATAGCATTTAGATCCAAATTAGAAACAAAATCAGGCCAGGTAACTATGAATTTTATACCGGCATATATACCAGATAGATTAGTAGTTACGCAATATGATAAAACTAAAAAAACAACTAAGATAATACATGACACTGGATATGTGTCTGATACGCCAGTATCGGCACAAGTAGATTTTGGTACTATACTATCTGAATTAAATAGTAAAACTAAAAATGGATATGATGGGACTATTAAAGCCCCGTCTGCAATTAATATTGATTTAGGAAATGTTCCAAATACAGAATATTTTGTAGAAATTTATGCACCTTTAGGTCCAACAGCTTGGTTACTATCTATTAACTGTCAAGTATCGACAGCACCACAATCAGGAGGTAAGCCTACTAAAGTAATACCTGTTCCATTACAATTCTCAAAAATACCAGATTATCAAAGATTGTATTGGAATAAAGATTATACGCAAATGGTTGCAGCAACCGACCCAAATAGATCTCAAGATTTGGCTTGGGCCGGTGTGATCAAGAATAATAAATGGTTTGATGGGGAATTATACATTTTTGATAAAGATGGAATATTAACAAATATCGATGTTTATCAAAGTGGTGTATATGTAGGTCAAGGAACTCTTTAATTATTTAGCATCTGCGAATTGAACTGTAACGTTAGCTTTATTGTAACTATTACTCTCTATTGCATTACTATCTAACCAATTGAAATCATAGTAAATAAAAATACGATCCCATTGCGGCTCCATAATTTGATTCCAGTGCGCAGCACATGTATTATAACCATATCCAGCTGTAAAAAATTTATCTACAATTTGTTTAATTGTAACTGGTGTTGTATTTTGTCCAGGACGAACGGAGATGTTATTAAACATACTAATTAATCCTTCACTAAATAAGTTATACTTATCATATCCAACCAATGTTTTAGCGCGATCTGCAAAATTTAATTCAATGAAATTAGGAACATTGATATCTTCACTATGTTCCTGTGTTTTAGTTAATCTTTGGTAGACAACATGATGGTAAGTCATCGGTCGAAGAGTTTCATCCCAAACTAAAGGTTGAGCACCTTTTTGTTTTCGGTAATAATTAAAACGATCAACAATAAATCGTTCGATTGCGCAGCGCGTTAAACTATCATATTTAGTTACAATGCTTGTTTCCTTTTTTCCAAAATAAACATTGTTATTAACTAATTTAGATACATTGTTAACAGCATATACATTTTGTGCAAATGTAATATTGTTAAAAACTAAAAATGCTACGATTAAAATATTTTTCATCTCTCTTATTTTTATACTATTATAATAAGTAATATTTTTCAAAAATCCAAATAATAGTTTGTATTTTATATATAAGGCGGTTTTTATACTGATACATATTTATATGTAAATAACTAAAAATATAAATACATATGAAAAATTTACAAAATACTATAGTAGAAAATTTCATGAGATTTTCTCCAAAAAATCTAGATGTAAATCAACTTAAGAAATTTTTAACGGAACAAGATATTGACTATATCGAACGTTGGAAAAATGAAAAAGCTGCAATGGATGCTTTTAGACAATGGGAAACAGAAGTTGCAAACGAAGGTCGCACTAAATT